AATTATTATAGCCTCAGAATTAATTACATACACAGGAAAAAGTGGTAACACATTATCAGGTTTAACTAGAGGAGCATCAGGTACAACTGCTGCATCTCATTCATCGGGAGCTACAGTTACAGATGCTTCTAAGTTTGCAGGTTGGAACTCAGCAGTATCAGGAGACGTTGTAACTGATCCTGGTTTATGGACATTAGATAATTTTGGTAACACTTTAATTGCATCTATTTTTAATGGAGAAAGTTTTTCTTGGAGTGCTAATGCATCAAACGCTACAAATACAAGAGCAGTAATTATATCAGGAGCACCTACAGCTTCTAGAACTATGCTTGTAACTGCACCAGATCGTCACTTAGTATTTTTTGGAACAGAAACAACTATTGGAACTAAAAGTACACAAGACGAAATGTTTGTAAGATTTTCATCTCAAGAAGATATTAATAGTTATACACCTACAGCAATTAACACAGCAGGTACACAAAGACTATCAGACGGATCAAGAATAGTAGGCGCTCTTAGAGGTCGAGATGCTACATACATTTGGACTGATACAGCATTATTTATTATGAGATTTGTCGGTGCTCCTTTTACTTTTTCTTTTCAACAAGTAGGTACTAACTGTGGATTAATAGGTAAGAACGCAGCCGTAGAGGTTGATGGTTCTGCTTATTGGATGTCAGAGAACGGTTTTTTTAGATACACAGGTAAACTAGAATCATTAGAATGTTTAGTAGAAGATTTTGTTTATGATGATATTAATTTAGTACCTAAAGAACATATTAATGCAGGTTTAAATAATTT